CATTAGCATAAATGTATAATTTTTTATCTGTGCCGAGGGCCGCGAGCCTTGTTCCATCTAGTGAAACCCAATGGTGAGCATCACGAGCCACACCAATTAACTTATTGTCTGTAGTCTTTTGCCAACCACCTATTTTTTCAGGAAGTCCGTAACGAAAACGAACATTATCAGAATCTACAAAACCACCAGTAGCACCTAGACTACTTGTTTGTTTCTGTATTCCCGGTTTGAGTTGTATTTTTGTTAATGTCATCAGCTAAACTAAACATGGATCCGACATGACCATTAAAATGCATACTACCATGATGCTGTAATGGCGAAGCGACATCCGCCCATATCTTACCACCGATCTTAGACCATAGTCTAGAAAAATAATAGTCCTCGCTGAGGTATCTCTCGCTCTCATCCCAAGGTAATTTACCCACACCAAAGAGGTCATAACAGTTATCAGAACGCCAGCTTTTACCATTAATAATTTGATCCGATATATATTTACGTTCAGGATAAGCTTTCTTCATCTTTTTAAATACATCTCGTTTTATTAACATCATACCTGTTGCTGCTTCCATAACTTCACAAAAGCCACCTTGTAATTTGATACTTTGTGGATTCTCAAAATTTAGATTGTAGCCCAAGGCTTTATATTGTAATTGTTCTTCTGGAAGATCAGGGTTCTTTTTCAGTGCATCTCTGACTTGATTCCAATGAATACACTTACGAGGATAAATACCACAAGCAATATCCTTATCTGCTCTAATTAGTCTTTCAATATTCATCGGTTGAAAACCAATATCAGCATCAATAAATAAAAGATGTGTTCCTATATAATTTTGATCATCTAAAAACATAGAGACAATCGTATTTCTTGCTCTAGTAATAAGAGACTCATTACCCATCGTTTGTAGTTTCATACCGACACCTGATTGTGATGTCCAGTTTTGTAGTCCTAATACACCATGTAGTGTATTTTCACTTAGCATCCCACCATACATGGGCATACCTAAATATAGTTTTATATTATGATCTTTAAGATCGCCTTCTATCATATTATGAGCCTTTCTTGATTATGCACTTGTGCCGTAAAAATCTTCAAGAGTTACTACACCAGAAGTGGGTACTCCTGTGTTTGTATTTTGTGTGATATATCGTTGACCAGCATCACCATTTAATGTTTGTTGGCCTGCTGCATGTCCTCGACTACCCCAAGTACATGAGGTGGTGATTGTTTGTCCAGCAGAAGCAGAAAATGATAAAACTGAACTAGGAGTCTGTGGACTACTACCATTTTGACTAAAGCTAACACTGCCCACTTGCGAACCATTGACACTGACTGTATGAGAACAAGATAAACCTGGGTCTCCTTGAGATAGAAAGGTTGAACAGGTTAGTCGATACGTTCCAGTTACATTGATTACTTGTGTCGTTGTAAAATTACCTGTGCTTCCATTGTCTGCCCATATGTAAGCAAACATAATATTATTACCTGAATTAAAAGCTGGTGGATTTTGTTCAAAGGAAACTCCTCTAACATTAGTGCCTGATTGAGTAGAACCAGTGCTAGATGCAGTGACTGTTGATTGTTTTGTGGAAGGAACTAAACTCCCTCCTCTATAATATTCTGATAAAGAGTGTGGGGCTGACCCACCAAACTCTGAGGCTAGATCTCCTATACTTATTGCTCCACTACTAGGTAGCGTCATTAGATTGTACCTGAAGCAGTGACATCACCAACACAAGTAAGATTTCCATTCTCATCTAATTTCATTTTGCCTGTGCCATCATAATTAAATTGTAAATTATTTCCTGTTTGCACAACGGTCCAGTTAGCACCAATTGCAAAAGTTGTAGAAGCTACATTCGTCATTCCAACAGCCGTGCCACCTGTAAAAGCAACAGCACCTGAAGCTTGTGTTGCAATGCTACCTAAGCCTAAAGAGGTACGGGCCGTGGCCCCTGTTTCAAGAACAAAGTTTGATCCATCGCCAACAATAAAATTACTATCTGTTGGACTTAAACCAGCAATGTCTTGTAGTTGTGCATCAAGTCTCGCATTAGCTAGTGTGCCTGTTGTCAGTTGAGAAGCATCATGAGTGGGTTGACTTGCAATTTTTACATTAAAGTCAGATGCTCCATCACAATAAACATTTGCGTGATCACCTTGAACAATAGCAACACCATTAGCCGTATGACCTGTGGCAGCGACAGTTACAGTATGTGACCCTGCAG